TATTTTTCATTGGGCATAAAAAAGCCCGCTCAGTGGCGGGCTACGGGGTCAGATCGGGGCGGGCAGAAACAAGAAGCCCGGCGCTTGGCCGGGCTTCTTTCTAGAGATCAGTCGAGATTACGAGCGATTCATAAGCTCTTTGAGAGCGTCTCTCGTATCCTTTCTGTCTTCTCTCATTTCAATGCGAATAGTTTCGAACTCTTTTGCTCGAGCGTCGCGGTCTGCGCGCAGTTCAACCCTTAGGGTGTCGCCCAGATGGTCAAGACTGCTTGATGCATCAGATCTAACGGCATCTAGCTTCGAATCAATGTGCGTATAAGCCGCCCACACAAGCGCCAGCGCACCGACTGCCGAACCTAGGAGTGGCAAGGTGACAGACATAAACAAATCTTTTCGAAATGCGCTCATGATGGTTATCAAATCCTTTGGTGTATCGACAGTATACACGGCGTCAAGCGGTAGCGAGTCTTCAGACAGTGTAGAGGTGTCAATGTTCGAGATGTAGTAAAAGCCCGAAACATTTTTCTCAACAACCTCTAAAAATGAAGAAATCTCGCCCATCAAATCATAGGGTGATCCTTGAGCGATGCGCATCAGTCTTCCCTAGTCATCGATTTGAGAACCTCTTTTGAATTGAAGAGCGCTGTATGTCCGCAAATATCGCATGAGGCCACGTAAAACCAGATTCCTAAATGCTGAACATTTGGCACTGGCGTGGCTACGACGCCCGCAACGCCTCCACCGGTGGGGGCGGAGATGACGTCGTAATCACCAATCTTACAAAAGCAGCATTTGTTACCCGGGGCCACCCTGTTTAGGAAGTCTACCAACGCGGAACCTGGGACCTTTAGCGCCCTATCTTGCTCCGGGGTATTCCCAGAATCCTCTTGATTCGAAACACTGCCCGTTTTCTTCTCGCTCACGGTGAATCCCTTCTATTTATGAAGATCCGCCGATGCGGATTTCTGTCGATTTACAGCATCCCGCCGCGCCAAACCACGCGCCCAATGATTCGAACCTCGTTTATCTCCCCATCACGCAGAGTCTCGTCGCCGTAGCGCGTCTTGTCCTGGTTGTCGCTTCGGATGATCCAGCCGTCGAAGTCCGACTTCACCAGGCGCTTAACGATCGTTCCCTTCGATTCGCTCTGCATGGCGAATATCTGACCGTCCTTCGGCTCAACCCGTGACTCATCCACCAGCAGTACGTCGCCGTCGTTGATTGTCGGCTCCATGCTGTTGCCGCTGGCGTAGATCACGTCCAGGTGCTTCTGGTTGAGGTTGTTTGCGCGCAGCCAGGCCGACTTGAACGCCATGACGCCACGGATCTCGACGTGCGGGTTGTCGTCGCCATCACCGGTTGATCCGCGCGCGGTCAGCTGTAGGACGCCGGTATAGCCGGGTTCATCCTTCAGATCGAAGCTGCGCGGGGCTGGCCGGGAATCTATTTCGCTGGCTGAGCCGGAACCAATGTTTGCTCCCGCTGCGTCGGCTAGACGCTTTATGTCAGACGCCAGCCTCTCGCTGAATTTCTCAACGGGCTCGCCAATCATCTCGGAAAGAACCAAGGCGAATTCAATATTCAGCTGGTTCTCGCCTTTGAAATAGTGATTTACGGCAGGCGGACTCATGCCTGCCGCTTTAGCGAGCTTTGCCTGGCTCAGCTTCAAGGCATTTTTTTTCGATAAAAATAGGTCCCTGGCGGCGTGACATTCGGCCAGTAATTCTGGGGATAGCGGCTTCTTTTTACTCATGCGCGCACTTTATAACCGCTGGTTAATTTATAACAGAAACCGGCGGTGTTGATTATCTAGTAACCGCCGGTTAATATCGTGCCTATTGAAACCAGAGGCACGACCATGAAAGAGACCTCCTTGGACGAGTTCGTTGCCGACAAAGGTCAGTCGGAAGCCGCTCGATTGCTGAATGTCACCCCTCCGGCCATTCACAAAGCCATTACCGCAAAACGCCATATCCGCGTGCTTGAGCTTGCCGACGGCAGTTTCCAGGCAAGCGAGCTGCGCCCATTTCCTTCGCAGACTGTCCGCCTGCAAACAGCCTGCTAACCAATTCATCAGCCACTGGAGACAAACGATGCACTTCGACCCAAGCCACATGCACGACAAGCCCACCAAGGTCCGCCTGGATGAAGTGGCCGACGATCTGCTCACCGCTATGGCGCGTTTTCAGCGCACGCAGAAGGCAGTTCTCGCTCGGGAAATTCTCGAGCGCGGCCTGAACCAGATGATGGAAGAGCTTAACGCGAAAACTGACGTGGCCTGAAGTGGCCCAGGAGGCCCTGTGCCTGAAAGAAAACCGCTGGAAATCCAGCTCGACTGGCAGGGACTCGCTGATCTGGAGCTATTGGCCAGACGCAACGGGATAACGCCGGAAGAGATGGCCGCAACAATTATGAACCGGGCACTTGATCGAATGACCCGGCCGCCCAAGAGCCGGAGCAACGTCGCTTCCATAGGACGCAAGGGCTGATTAGCCCCTCAGGGACTATTGAGGATCTGCCAATGAAATACCGAATTACTAAATCACAGGCACAAAAAAACCAGGTTCGCGGCCTGGCTTCTTGTGCAGCACTTACAACAAAGTTCTGGAGCGAATAATGCCTATTCCCCAATCAATCGTCAACACCAACGAATCCGCGCCACGTTTTTCGATTGCTGAAAACGTGGCGCGGACAATGTCATCAGTCGAGTTGCGCGACCTTGTAAACGATGCCCGCACCCGCGCAGGGGAGTCGAAGGTCCGTAATGACCAGTTCATTATTCGCGTAGAGGACGAGTTATCCGGCGAGCTGGGGGTATGCAGTTTTATTGCACACCCCCAAAGCGGGGTAATGATGGCCTCATACGACCTCACCCTGGATCAATGCACCCTGGTGGGGATGCGGGAGTCCAAAGCTGTTCGCCGCACGGTCCTGCAAAAGATCAAAGATCTGGAGGGACCTCAGCAGCTCTCGACCATCGAAATCCTGCAGATCGCCATGGAGTCTGAAAAGGCCCGCTTGATGCTCACCGCCCAGGTCGAGCAGCAGGCCAACAAGATCCACTCCCTGGAGAACCTGTTCAAGGAAGGCATGACCCATACCCAGTTCTGCAAGGGCCTCAATGGGGTCAACGTCATGCAGGTGGGCAATTACCTGGAGTCGCGCAGCTGGCTTTACAACGAGAGCAAGTCCGGCACCCGTCACCGTGTTGGCTCGTACGCCCGCGATAAGTACATGACCGAGCACCAGGTGGAAGTCACCCCGCACGGCAAAGACCCATTCATCTCCTACACGCCCGTTCTGCTCAAGAAGGGCGCCGCACGCCTGTACGACCTGTACCTGGCCGGCGAGCTGCCCATGAAGAAGACCTGGGACGGCCTGTTCACCCACGACAAAGCATTCAAGGGGGCCGCGTGATGGCTCGTTCCAGAAACATCAAGCCAGGGTTCTTCTCGAACGAACACCTGGCAGAGGTGGATTTTGCCACCCGCTTGCTCTTCATCGGTATGTGGACCGAGGCTGACCGTGAAGGCCGTCTTGAGGATCGCCCGCGACGCCTGAAAATGGCCCTGTTCCCGGCCGATAATGTGGACATCGAAAAGATGCTCGCTGACCTGGATCATTTGGGGTTCATCACCCGTTACACGGTTGGATCATTTAACGCCATCCAGATCGTGAACTGGGCGAAACACCAGAACCCGCACCTCAAGGAAGCCAAGAGCACCATCCCTGAAATACCCGAGCCAGAGCCTTGCCCGGTAAAGGTTGGTGCAAGCACCATGCAAGCACCAGACAAGAACAGTTCTTTCCCGGCTGATTCCCTCTCTTCTGATTCCGGATTCCTGATTCCTGATTCCCTTCCTCCGTCGCCTGCTCCGGTGGTGGTGGAAGACCTTTTCCCAAAGTTCTGGAAGCTCTATCCGCGCAAGGTCGGGAAGGACAAGGCGGAGAAGGCCTGGGCCAAGCTGAAGGTCACCCCGGAGCTGTTAGAACTGATGGTGAAGGCGCTGGGCAAGCAGGTGCTGACGCCCGATTGGCTCAAGGAGAAGGGCCAGTTCATCCCGCACCCGTCGTCCTGGCTGAACGGTAAGCGCTGGGAGGACGAGATACCCGACACCCCGACCAACGTCCACCAGTTCCCACAATCGCGCCACACCGGTTTCGCAGAGCGCGACTACACCGCAGGCCTGATTCAGCGTGAGGACGGTTCCTATGCGCTCTGAGAAGGTTATGGCGCTTCCAGAAGGCGCGCCGCCGATCCGTACCCAGCCGGCGGAATGCGACAAGCACGGCGGTTTCGACCAGAAGGTCACTGTGCTGCTGGGTCGCGAGTTGAAGGGCGGTTGCCCTGAATGCATGCGTGCGATCGCAGAAGAGCGTGAAGCCAGCGAGAAGGCGAACAAGGCCTACGAGCTGAGGATTGCCCTGGCTCGCAAGCTGGGCGATGCGTTGATCCCGAAACGCTTCCTCACTCGCACGCTGGATAACTACCAGGTCGAGCATGACCAGCAGCGCAAGGCGTTGAAGTTCTGCCGCCACTACGTCGCCACGTTCGACCAGATCCATGAAGTAGGGCGCTGCATGGTGCTGATCGGCAAGCCTGGCACTGGCAAGACCCACCTCGGCGTGGCCATCGCGAACGAACTTCTGCACAAGACCTCTCGGTCGGCGGTGTATCGCACGGTTGGGGCAGTACTGCAGGCCATCCGTGGCACGTATGACCGACACAGCGAGCGGACCGAAGGCGACATCCTGGCCAGCCTGATCAATCCCGACCTGCTGGTGCTGGACGAGATCGGCGTGAGCAAGGAACAGCCGAGCGACTTCGAGCTGACCACCCTGTTCGCGATCATCAACGGCCGGTACGAGCGCGAGGCACCGACGGTGATCATTTCCAACCTGGAAGCGAGTGATCTGGGCCGAGCCATGGGCGACCGCTGCGTCGACCGGTTGCGGGAGGGCGGTCTGATCGTCGTTCCGTTCGAATGGGAATCGCAGCGCGGCAAGGAGGGGTTTTGACCATGGGCCAATACGGTTATTTGTTTGCCGCCGCGTTCATCGCGTTTGCACTGATTCCTGTCTGCGTCGTCATGTATTTCAGGAGTAAGCCATGACCGACTACACCGAACTGAAGCGGCTTGCCGACGAATTGATCGCTGCGAATGATCTTTTCAACGAAAGCCCGCAGGACAACGAGGTTGGCGATGTTTGGAGCTTGGCTAACGACCGATTTACCGAAGCTGCGTCGCCTGAAGCCATCCTGGCCCTGATCGCCGAGAACGAGAGGTTGCGCGCCGACTGTTCAAGCATGCGCGGCAGCCTTAAGGCATATTCAGCGACCACCAAAAAGCTCGTTAAGGACGGATCAAGGGCGGCCCGTGAGCGAGACCAGCTCCGCGCCGAAGTCGCCGGCCTACGTACCGGCTACGAAGCCTACGAGCGGGTGAATGCTGAGCTGAAGGATGAGAACGAGGCGTTGCGCGACGACATTGAGCAGAACCAGTACGACGCCAGCGCTTGGCGCAATGGCGAAGAGTCGGTCTGGATTGAGGTCTTTAACAGCGAAGGCGACGATCCATTCATCAGCGCTATCACCGGCCAGATCACCGTCGAACAGCTGGCTTTGATCCAGGCTGAGATCCTTGAATATCGGGAGGACTATTTCGAGAAGGGTTCAGGCCTTTACGTTTTCAGGTGCGCCCACTATCAGGCGCATCACGACAACGTGGGCATGACGGAGCCTGCTCACTGGGAGACTGACTTTGAGTCGTATAGCCCTTTCCCATGGGAAGAAGAGGCCGCCGCCATGGGCAAGGGAGAGCAGTCATGACAGCCGAAATTCATCAGTTCCCAGCCTCGCGCAGCCTTCACAACAGGCGTGTCGCTGGAGAGCAGGCAAAACGCAACGAGATCGCCGAGTACCTGCGCACCGTTGCAAAGTGGATTCAGGCCGACGACGTCAAGAGTGAGCCCACCGCGGTGCTATTGGTTCTTTCTGGGAAGGACGGTGACGAAGTCGTTTGGAAGGGCTACCAAGACAACGCCGACGTGAGCCTGCGCGACGCGGGGCGAGCTGCTGATTCGCAGGTGAGCACGCAGTTCAAGCGTCGTGGTGGCAACTTTCACGACCGGAGGAATCCATGACCAGTCTCCAGATCCGCAACGAATCAGACCGCAACAAGGCCATGGGCTACATCGCCGGCCTGGACCTGGCCAGGCCCAAGAAGCTGGCCATCACCGAAGTTGACCGCAGCGGGGAGCAGAACAAGGCCCTGCACGCGGCGCTGGCCGATATCGCCGCCCAGGTAGAGCACGCCGGTAAGAAGTGGGATGTCCTGATCTGGAAACGCCTGCTGACTGCTGCTTGGTTGCGTGAGACTGGCGACCAGCCCCAGATGATCCCGGCAGTGGACGGCAATGGCTTCGACGTCATCTACGAGCGCACCAGCAAGCTCACCGTGAAGCAGTGCGGCGAGTTGATCGAGTGGGTTCACGCCTTCGGCGCCGAGCACCAGGTGCGGTGGACACAAAAGGACAATTGGGGAGGTAGGTACTGATGGATTACGCAGACATTTACGGAGTTCTGATTGCCTTGGCCCTGGTCATTGGCACGGTACTCGATCACCGCCGCAAGCGCGCAGTAGAAGACTTCGAGCGCAAACGTCGCGACCGGAAAGCGGAAGTAGAGCGGGCAGCGAGGAAGGCGCTATGAGCCATAACTTCAAGCCGGGCGACCTGGCTCTAACCATAGACCTTAACGCTCATAACACTGGCCGGGTGGTGGAGTTGATCACCTACCTCGGCGCGCCTGAGTGGTTCGAGGTTCAGGGAAAAAGCTTGCGAAACTCCAACGCGGAGGCGGCCTGGCTTGTACGAGCGCTAGGTGAGCCGCTGAGGCCGGGCAAGAAGTTGGTGAAGATGCTTGGGCTCGTACCAATGACTGAAGCTCCAATCCCGACGCGCTGCCTGATGCCCTTGCGCGGCGACTTCTCCCATGAGCAGCAGAAAGCCAAGGAGGCTGTATGACCATCGAACGGAAGCCGGCCAAGCCGAAGAAATGCCGCGTTGCTACGTGCGGGGCCTCATTCGTGCCTTCGCGCATGGGCCAAGCGGTGTGCAGCCCGGCGTGCGCAATGATCGACGCGCCCAGGCACGAACCGAAGGCGCGCAAGGCGCTGGCCGAAATCGAGCGCAACGACATCAAGGTCCGCAAGGAGAAGCTGAAGAGCAGGGCGGATCATTTGCGTGAAGCCCAGGCCGCAGTGAACGAATACGTGCGCCTGCGTGACGCCCACCTGCCGTGCATCAGCTGCGACTCGACGCCGAACGACAGCGACCTCATGACCGGCAGCCGCTGGGACGCTGGGCATTACCGATCCGTTGGCGCCTGCCCGGAGCTGCGCTTCGAGCCGCTGAACATCCACCGCCAGTGCGTGAAGTGCAACCGCAACCTATCCGGCAACGCCGTGGAGTACCGCATTCGCCTTGTGCTGCGCATCGGCGCCGAGAAGGTCGCCTGGCTGGAAGGTCTGCACCCGCCATGCAAGTACTCCGTGGAAGAGATCAAGGCCATCAAGGCCAAGTACCGGGCAAAGACCAGAGAATTGAAAAAAGGGGAAGCCGCATGATCTATCGCAACGTTGTTTCAGCAGTAGTTCGCGCCCTTGCGGCCGAGACGATTAATTCCGCCGGTGGCTGCGACTTCGAGCCAAAGGTGCAGTGCGCCAAGCAGAAGGGGGAGATCGTGGGCAAGGAGGCGGCCTTTCTCCAAGACTGTTGGGTATTCGGTCGGCTGCACAAGGCGCTTTCGGCCGAGCACTGGCGCGCTCTGGTGGCGAAGTTCTCCACGGATACTGAGCGCAAGCACGCGGCTATTGCTGAGCTGACCCGGTTGATGCGCTCGCCGGCGCCGGAACGGTTCCTGCACTGCGCCGTGGTGACATGGGCCTTGCCTCGGCTCCCCGGTGTCGACGGCAAGCGCTCCACCAACGTTCTGCCGGCCGGCTGGTACGAGATGGACAACTGGTCGAACGAGCCGCACCCGATCAAGACCCAGGAGCGGTGGAGGCGTGATATTCGCAAGGCGCTGGAGAGCAGCGTAGACCTGGCCCTGGTGGAGGCTCAGCACATTCTTGAGCAAGAAGGCCTTGTGATATCAGAAGTCGCTTGACGGGTAGTGATCCAATGAGCCATTATCCACCCATCCTGTCGTACTTGCGCATGTAGGTGATGCAAGAGACAAACAAACCCGGCCACTGCGTCGGGTTTTTTATTGCCCAGATTTTGCGTGGTAGAGCAGCGGTCAGCTCGTCGGGCTCATATCCCGAAGGTCGATGGTTCGAATCCATCCCTCGCAACCAATTCAAAGGTTCTCATTGAGGGCCTATTGAGGCCTCGGCATTGATCGAGGCCTTTTCGTTTTCGGCTCCACCACACCCATTGCTCCGAGCTGGGAGTGCTGCTGGAGCTGACTTATTTGTACAGGTCGTACCTCGGCCACCTTTCTCTATGGAGTGGCGATGGATCCTAACGACCTGGGCCCTGGCACGTTTGCGTGGCTTGGCGGCACCGGCACTGTGTTGCTCGGCGGTCTGTTGTGGCTGAGGAAATTCCTCTCTAAGGACGCGACCGATCGGGCCATGGACAACGCCGACATCGGCACCGTCCGCCGGCTCAATGAATTGCTCGACACTGAACGTGCCCGTGCCAACGCCGCCGAGGCGCGCGCTGACCAGTTCGCCAAGGAGCGCAACGAGCTTGCTGCAGCGGTTGGCCGTATGGAGGGGAAGATCGAAGCCCTTTCAAGCCAGGTCGCGCAGCTCACTGCAACGGTTACCTCGCAGAGTGACGAGATCGCCCGCCTGCGAACCAAGCTGGGAGGCATCAACTGATGGACAGATGCGCAATCAACTTCATCGCCCGCCACTGGTGGAGGCGCGCCGAGGTATGGGTAATTGCACTGCTGCTGGTAGCCGGCGGATCGATCCTTGGCTACCAGGCCGGCGTCTGGTCTGCCAGCAGCGAGCAGACCAAGCAGCTTGCCGAAGTGCGCGCCGCGTATGACGCCGCCCTGGGCAAGCGTGACCTCCGCCTTAGCAACCTGGCCGAGAAGACCCAGGACGCCGCAGTGAAGGTGCAAGAGGCATCGCACTCGGCGGTCCAGGCTGCTGATACAGCGAGCAAGGCCGCCGAGAAAGTCAGTGAAGCGGTAGAGCGGCAGGCACCGTAATCCGCGCCACGTTTTCGAATGCGCCAAATCGTGGCGCGAGACAGGTCACATGAAAGTTATCGTAACCAAGCTCTTGGGGTCGGCTGAAGTCGAGTTCCTGCGTAAGGGTGTGGTCGTTCACCGCGAGCGTTTCACCGGCAAGACCAACTCCCGGTATGAGCGCACCATTGCAACCCGGGAAGAGTTCGATGCTCACCGCTGCCGGTTCGTGACGTCCATGCCTTCTGATCGGGCGTTCCAGTATGAGGTGGCGCCATGAGCGACCAAACAGGCGAGCACGTTCACCACTGGGATGATGGTCGAGGCCGGCGGGAAGTGATCATCGATGGCCAGCGCGTTGACGGCGTCAGGTACTGCGACACCAAGGCCGGCATCGCCGTTGTCTTGGATGCTCCGCTCAAGTCCTCCGATGGCGAGCATGTCGACTTCCACCCTGTATGGGGTGAGATCACCGTTATAGGCATCGAATGATCATTGAATGACGTTCGAATGCATTGAATGAATCGTTCTGCGAAAACCAACCCCATGAATGAGGCTGACTATGGCCCTATGCGGCGCATCCAAGCGCGGCAACGGGGAACCATGCAAGCGTCACGCGATACCGGGTTCCTCTCGCTGCAAGCTACACGGCGGCAAGAGTTCAGGCCCCAAGGAACAGAGGGGCAACAAGAACGCTGCAAAGCCCGGCTCGATCTACAGCCGATTCCTGACTGACGAAGAGAACGACATGCTTGCCAGCATTGAGCTGGGGCGTGTGGACGATGAGTTGCGGCTGACGAGAGTGCGCTTGATGCGTGCGCTGGCCAGGGAGAGCGAATTCGGCAACACCCTTGAGGTGGAGTTGGAGAAGGAAGAGCCGATCCTTGTCAGCGGCAAGGAGACCTCACTCACCTCGATCACGACTACGAGCAAGGTTCGCGACTACTCCAGCCTGATCGACCGCCTCACTGCGCGCGTTGAGAGCCTGGAGCGGACCAAGGAAGACCTGGAGACGCGCCGCCTCACCAACGAGAAGCTGCGCCGCGAACTGGAAGACCCGAATAAGGGCCTGCCCGAGCCCAAGCAAGTAATCATCGGGGTAGAAGATGCAAGCGACCCTGAAGCTGAATAGGCCGCAGTTCGAGTTCATCAGCCACCCCAAGAAGTTTTCGGCGTTCGTCGGCGGCTACCGTAGCGGCAAGACTTTCGTCGGCTGTGTGAGGCTCTGCATCAACGCGCTGGAGAACCCCGGCATCCCTCAGGGCTACTTCGCACCGACCTATCCGCAGATCGCGGACATCTTCTACGACACTATGCCGGTGGTTGCTGAGGCGTTCGGCCTGTTTGCCGATATCGTGCCGAGCAAGAAGCGCGTGTACCTGCGTGACAACCGCGGCCGGTGCCTATCCACGATCGTTTGCAAGAGCATGGAGCACCCGCACCGCATCGTCGGCTTCAACATAGCGCATGCGCTTGTCGACGAGATCGACTGCATGCCGATCAAGAAGGCCGACAGCGCCTGGAAGAAGATCATCGCGCGGATGTCCACTGTGTGGCCTGGCCGCGACATGAACACCATCGACGTCACCACGACGCCGGAGGGCTTCAACTGGGTGTACCGCAAGTTCGTCAAGGAGCTTGCATCCAACCCGAGCCAGCGCCCGCTGTACGGCATCGTGCACGCCTCGACGCGGCAGAACGCAAAGAACCTGCCGAAGGACTACATCAAGTCGCTGCGCGAGTCTTACCCATCCAACTTGGTGGACGCCTACATCGATGGCCTGTTCGTCAACCTGACGTCTGGCAGCGTTTACCCGAGCTTCTGCCGCAAGCAGAACCACACCGACGCGACTATTCGCCCAGGCGAGCAGCTGCACGTCGGCATGGACTTCAACATCAACCGGATGGCCGCGACGATCCATGTCATCCGTGACGGACTGCCCATGCTGTTGGAAGAGGCCACAAGCCTGTTCGACACGCCGGCGATGATCGTCGAGCTGAAGCGCCGCTTCCCCGGGCACAGCATCACGGTCTATCCGGACGCCAGCGGCAAGAACCGCAAGAGCGTCAACGGCAGCGAGTCGGACCACAGCCTGCTCCGCGCCGCCGGCTTCATGGTGATGGTGAACCCATCCAACCCCATGGTGCGCGATCGGGTACTGGCAGTTAACGCCATGTTCCTGAATATCGACCGTAAGCGCCGCTACCTGGTGAACACCGACAATTGCCCAGTAACCACCCAGGTCCTGGAACAACAGGCATACACCGAAAACGGCGAACCCAACAAGGACGGCACTGAAGACCCGGTCGACGCACTCGGCTACTTCATTGTCCAGCGCTTCCCGATTGCGGGCAGCTACACACTCGCAAACGTGAGCAACTCATGAGCGCACTCAGCTACCTGAAAGACAGCCTGCAGAACCTGGTCGCAGGACTGGGTACTGCGCGCGACAAGGCATCCCACTCGCACTACGCCATCCCGGAGATGGACGACCAGCAGCTGCTGAACGCCTTCCGTGGCTCTTGGACTGCGCAGAAGGGCGTGACCATCCCAGCGGTGGACGCGTGCCGCAACTGGCGCAACTGGCAGGCCGACAAGGACCAGATTGAGCAGATCGAGGCCGAAGAGGATCGCCTAAACGTCAAGGGCAAGATCCTTGAGGCCCTACTGAAGGCCCGCCTCTTCGGCGGAGCTGCTGTGTTCATCGGCACCGGCGAGCGTGACACGGCATCCGAGCTGAACCCTGAGCGCGTCAAGCAGGGGGGCGTGAAGTACCTCACTGTCATGACCCGCCGGCAGCTGAGCGCAACCGAGATTGAGCAAGACCCGCAGAGCCCGCGCTTCGGTAAGCCCAAGGCGTACCGGCTGCCGGGCAGCGTGGTCGAGATCCACCCGTCGCGCTTGGTGATCTTCATCGGCGCCGCCCACCCCGACCCTGAGTTGGCGGTGGGCACCGGCTTCGGTTGGGGCGACTCGGTGTTGCTGGCTGCGATGCCCGCCGTGCGTCACTACGACGAGACGGTGGCCAACGTTGTGAGCCTGGTCTACGAGGCCAAGATCGACGTCATCAACATCCCCAACCTGATGTCGAGCATGCAGGACAAGAACTATGAGCGCTTGCTGCTGGAGCGCCTGCGTCTGGCTGCTACCGCCAAGGGTATCAACGGCACACTAATCCTCGACGGCGCCGAGACGCACAGCTCAAAGTCGGCCAGCTTCGGCAATTTGCCTGAGGTGATTGCCAAGACAGAGCAGGGTGTGTCCGGCGCGTTCGATATTCCCGGAACGCGCATGTTCGGCCAGTCCTCCACCGGCCTGGGCGCCAACGGCGAAGAGAACACCCGCAACTACTACGACAACGTCGCCTCGCGCCAGAAGCTGGAGATCAAGCCAGCCATGAGCGTGCTGGATGAGTGCCTGATCCGCTCAGCGCTGGGAAGCCGGCCCAAGGAGATCCACTACGCGTGGGCGCCACTGTGGCAGGCCACGGCCAAAGAGCGAGCCGACATCGGCAAGACCACTGCCGACACCATCAAGGCGCTGAAGGACTCCGGCCTGTTCCCTGATGATGCGCTCTCGGCTGCATCGGTGAACCTTCTGGTCGAGCTGAGCGTGATGCCGGGTTTGGAAGCGGCCATCGACCAGTTCGGCGCCGAGCTTCCGGACGAAGAGGGTGGAGCAGGTGATGACGATCTTCCGGTAAGTGAAGGGGATCTGGTAGCGGACAAGAAAGCCCTTTCAGATGCCGCGCCGCGCACGCTGTACGTGTCCCGCAAGGTCACCAACGGCGCCGACATCATCGCCTGGGCCAAGACGCAGGGCTTTGAATCAACCGTGCCCGCCAATGAGCTGCATGTCACCGTCGCCTACAGCCGCAACCTGGTCGATTGGATGAAGGTCGGCGAGTCATGGTCAGGCGATGGCAAGGGCGAGCTCAAGATAGCGCCGGGCGGGGCAAGGCTGATCGACAAGTTCGGCGAAGGCGCGGTGGTGCTGCTGTTCAACAGTTCCGAGCTGTCCTGGCGGCACGTAACCATTGTCGAAGCCGGTGCCTCATGGGATTGGCCGGACTATCAGCCGCACATCACCTTCACCTACGAACCCGGCAGCGTCGATATCGACAAGGTCGAGCCCTACCGCGGCGCGATCGAGCTGGGTCCTGAGATCTTCGAGGAACTCGACCCATGATCTTTACCGATTCCGTGCCAGTAACGGGAGTGCGGCGCACCGAGGACGGCTATCTAGTGGCCGAGGCCAGGGTCGCACGCACCGGTATCCAGGACTACCTGGGCACCGAGATTGACCCCGACAACGAACACGGCCTGCGCGATAAGCCAATCGTGCGCGTCTACCGGCCAGAAAGCGCGGTGTTCCACGCTGACGCGATGCACTCGTACGCATACCGCCCAATGACGAACGGGCACCCGGGCGGTGACGGCGTCAACTCCAAAAACTGGAAGGACGTCGCGATCGGCCAGACCGGTGGCGAAGTTGTCCGCGACGGGCAGTTCGTCAAGGTGCCGCTGGTACTGATGGATGCGAAGGCCATTGCTGACTACGAGTCAGGCAAGCGCGAGCTGTCCATGGGCTACGGCGCCGAAGTCGTTTTCCAGGATGGCGTAACCGGCGACGGCGAGCAGTACGACTGCTACCTCGGCCCCATGAAAATGAACCACCTCAGCCTTGAGCATCGCGCTCGGGGCGGCATCGATCTTCGCATCGGTGACCACAAACCAGACACCCCCAAAGGAGGCCATGACATGGCTGATGCACTGCGAAAACTCCTTGTCGATGGCATCTCCATTGATGTCACCGAGCAAGGCGCCCAGGCCATCGAGAAGCTGAACACCAAGCTTGCCGATGCTGCCGCCGCCACCAAGACCCTGACCGACGCGCACGCTAATGCGATCGCGCTGAAGGACGGCGAACTGGCGAAGAAAGACGCCGAGATCGACGCCCTCAAGGCCAAGCAGCTCAGCGATGCCGACATCGACAAGCGCGTGACTGCCCGTGCCGACCTGATCAGCAAGGCCAAAGCTATCGCCGATGCCGACTACACCGGCAAGACCGATGCCGATATCCGCAAGGCGGTGGTCATCGCCAAGCTGGGTGATGCGGCCGTGGCCGGTAAGGCGGACGCCTACATCGACGCGCGCTTCGAGATCCTGGTGGAAGACGCCGCGAAAGACCCGGCCGGCGACCCCTTCCGCAAGCACATGATTCAGCAGGACGGCAAGCCAGGCGAAAACCCCGCTGATGTTGCCCGCGCCAAGATGCTGGCCGACTTCAACTCCACTCAGCCAGCCAAGTAAGGAGCCATCATGGCCGCTTATCAAACGATTTACTCTGATCGTCCAGCCAAGGGCCTGCATGGCGCCTCGGCGAACGAAGAGATCAAGAACGACATCAGCCGTACCATCGAAAACGCTGCCGGCGTTCGCTTCGGCGAGCCAGTGATGCGAGGTGCTGGCGACCATGGCGTGATTCCATTTGCTGCCGGCGGCAAGTTTGTCGGTATTGCCAAACTCAACCCGGCTGTTCCAGCCGTGGCGGCTGGCTCGACTCTGGTCGACGGCTACCCGCAGTACTTCACCGCTGCCATCCGTGAGCGCGGCCAGATGTACGTGCAGGTCGGTGCGCCAGTTGTCGACGGCGATCCCGTTTACTACATCACCGCCACCAACAAATACACCAACGCCGCCGGCACCGGCATCGTTGGCCCATTCGCCAATGTTTTCTTCGACACCACTGGTGCTGCTGACGACATCGTCGAAATTTCCATCAAAAACCGGAGCGCATAACATGCCGCAAGCATTCGCGGACGCTCAAGCAGCGTTGCCATTCGTTGTGGCTCAGGGCCGCAACATCGAAACCGCCATCTACGAGGCCCGTTACCCGGAGTACTCGTACCGCGACCTGATGCCTGTCGTCACTGAAGGCAGCCAGTGGGCGATCGGCACCCAGTTCTACAGCATGCAGCTCGCGGGCGAAGCCAAGTTCCTGTCCGGCGCCGCGAACGACATGCCGTTCAACCAGGTTTCCTTCGGTGAAGGCTCGCACGACTACGCCATGATCGGCTCCGGCTGGGAGTGGAACCTGGAAGAAGTCAATCAGGCCGCCCTGTATGGTCGCAACCTGAATGACCTCAAGGCCATGTCCGCAAGCCGCTCCACCGAGCGCCTGCTCTACGACATCGCCACCACCGGTAGCACCGAGAAAAACTGGCGTGGTTTTGTCAACCAGTCGAACGTCCAGACCATCACTGCCGCACCTACTGGCGCCGGCAGTTCCACGCTGTTTGCGGACAAAACCCCGCAACAGATCCTGATCGACCTGAATGGCCTGCTCAAGCTGGTGCCACAGGCTTCGAACAACGTCGAATTGGCCGACACTCTGGCCCTTCCGTTGGAGGTGATGGATTACATTGCCACCGTCTTCGTTGGCACCGAGGCGAACAGCCCAACCATTTTGGAGCGCTTCCGTACCTCCAACGTGTACACCGCACGCACCGGTCGACCGCTGAGCATCACAACTGCCGACTCGCTCTCTCGTGCAGGCGCAGGCGGCGGCGGTCGTATCGTGGCCTACCGCAAGGCGTTGGACGTTATCCGCTTCCACCTGCCAATGCCTCGCATGGTGCTGCCGGTTCATCAGAAGACCATCATGGGCTTCGAGACAGGCATCATCGCGCGTACCGGCGGTGTTGAAGTTCGCTTGCCAGGCGCCATGGCGTACATGGACGGCGTGTCCGAGCCTGCATAAGGGGGTTGTCATGAAAGTGAAAGTCACCAACAGCGGGCTTTGCCCGCGCGGTGTGTGGGCCTTGGGCGCGATCAAGCTGATCGGTATTGGCGCAAGCCGTGAGCTCAGCCTGACCGAGGCTGAACTCGATCAGATCAAGAGCATCGACGCGCTCAGCTTCGAAGTTGTCGAAGCCCCCGCCGGCGATGAAAAAGCCGACCTCATCGCCAAGCTGAAGGCCTTGGGCATCGATGCTGCTGGCAACAGCAGAGTCGAAACCCTGCAGAAGAAGCTGGACGAAGCCCTAGCCGCCTCCGAAAAGCAGAAGATCATGGATGAGCTGACCGCGCTGAATGTCGAGTTCGACAAGGAAGCGAATCTGGAAGCCCTGCAGGCCGCACTGGCCGCCGCCAAGGCGTAACACCCCGCAAAACCGGAGCGCATGACGCTCCACCTATTCGAGATATCCCGATGCCAGACTTTTACGGAACCGTCGCAGCTGCCGACGCCTATCACGCTGCGCGCGCGAATACCGCCTGGGCTGGCGATGACGTGGCGAAGCAGGCCGCGCTGATCCGGGCATCGGTCTACATCGACGGTCGCTACCGGAAGCTTCTGGCTTCTGGCGTGTGGCAGTCATTGTTCCCCGGCGTGAAGACCGAGGGCAGAGGGCAAGCCAGGGAATGGCCGCGGACCGGTGCCTATGACTATGAGGGCAACCCGATCCCAGCTGACCAGGTTCCCGTCGAGGTTGAGCAGGCCGCCTACGAGGCTGCGCTGCGTGAAATCGTAGAGCCTGGCAGCCTCAGCCCTGACTTCGTATCGGCATCTCTGGTCAAGCGAGAGAAGGTCGGCCCGCTGGAAACTGAATTCGCCGTGTCGGTGGGTGCAGACGCTGCCGGATCGGTTCGCCCCGTGATCAGCATCATTGACGAGATGATTGCCCCTGTTCTGGTGGCTCGCTACACGCTGCCTGCGGTGTTTACGGTATGACCCCGGCGCAGATCATCCAGGCCATCGAAGGAATGGAGCCTGCGATGCAGCAGGCCTACCTCAAGCAGGTCAAGACGGCGGTCGGCGCGGCAACGGTTGCAGAAGTCGAGCGCCTGATCGCTGAAGAGGATGAGGATGGCCTGGTTGCGCTGCTCAGCCTGGGCGCACTGTCTGCATTCCTTGAGTTGGCCAGGTCGGTATTCATCGCAGGCGCCAAGTTCGAAGTAAAGGCTATCGTGATTCCTCGCGACATAGGGCGCTTCGAGTTCGATGCCCGCGCGCCAGTCGCTGAAAAGTGGGTTTCTGCCAAGGCTGAAGAGATCCGAGCGAACTCAGCCATTGATGTGCGAGCAGCGATTCGCGAAGTGATGGGCAGTCGCCGCCGCATTGTAGGGTGGCCAAGTGCACAGCCTACTGCTGTTCAGATCGAAGTCAGCGCTACGCCGATGGTGCGCACGCCTCGCCAAGCAGCGCTTGACCTGATCGGCCGCAAGAGCGCACAGACCGGGGCGCGCTCTGGTGGCGTTATCGGTCTTCCCGGCAACTATGCGCAGTTTGTGCTGAATGCCCGTTCGCAGCTGCTTGGCGGCAACCCAGATGAGATGCGCAAGTATTTGCAGCGCACGCGCCGGGACCGACGATTCGACGGGATCGTGAACAGGGCAATCAAGGCCGGCACGCCAGTCGCCCAGACTGACGTGGACAAGATTGCCGGTCGCTACGCCGATCGCCTCATGAAGACCTATGCCGAGATGCTGTCCAAGGCCGAGGCGCTGGAGTCCTTCGGCGCCGGTCGTGACCAGGTGTATGAGCAGCTTATCGCCCAGGGCCTGGATCGCAATTCGGTTGAAAAGGAATGGCGCGACCGACGCGACAACAAGGTACGCCACGCGCACCTAGTGCTAGGCGGTCAGGTTGTGCAGAAGGATCAGCCGTTCCAGAGCCCAACTGGAGCGCTTCTCCGCTACCCAGGTGATTCATCCCTGGGCGCCGGATGGGAAGACCGGGCAGGGTGCCGGTGCACCGCCATCTACAGAATAAGGCGCAAGTGATGCCAGATATCTATGACCGCGCAAAGGCCCTGGCCACACGCATGCTTGCGCCGCGCAGCAAAGGCGGGAAAGGCCTTGAACTGGTCCTGCGCCGCGAAACCCTGGGCGAGTACGACCCAGACGCACCGCCGGCACCCAGCGAACTGGTAGTGAACGGCTCCGGCTTCCGCGAGGAATACGACAACAAGTACATCGACGGCACGCTGATCGTGCGCGGCGACGTCAAGTTGCTGGTGTCTCCGGTGCAGCTCAGCGGGGCGGATATGCCGATCCCATTGAGCAACGACCGAATCGAGTTCGACGGCACCACCTATACGGTGATCGCAGTCGGCCCATGGAGCTATGCCGGCCTGGCGGTTGGCTTCGAACTGCAGGTGCGCAAGTAATGGCCAATCACATGACCAGCCGCTACGGCGGCCAGCAAGGCAGCTTTGCTGAGAGCCTGGCGGCATTCGCCGAGCAGACAAAGGAGGCCATCGACGACGTGTTCCGCGAGGTGGTGATCGAAATCGGCACTTCGGTCATCCGGCTGTCACCGGTGGACACCGGGCGTTTCAAGGGAAACTGGCAGTTCACCGTGGGCGCCCCTTCAAATCAGAGCATCGACACATTCGACAAGGCGGGGCACGAAACCATTGCCACCCTGGTGGCCGAGGTCAGCAAGTTGGAGGCCGGGCAGGTAGCGTACATCGTGAACAACCTGGTGTACGGAGTACCGCTTGAGTATGGGCATTCCGACCAGGCACCCGCCGGCATGGTGCAAATAACGCTCGCTCGCTTCCAACAGATCGTCGAAGAAGCCATCAGGAATAACCAGGTATGAGCCACAACATCATTTCAGCGGCTTTTGAGTCGCGCCTGCTGGCCTGGGCCAAGGCTCGATCCAAGCCACTGAAGGTGGTGGTGGAGAACGAGGCCTACACACCGGCTACCGGCGAGACATACCTGCGGGCTTTCACACTGCCGGCGTTGACAGCGAGCAACACGCTGGGCGGTGACCACCACCTGTACGTCGGCGTGTTCCAGGTCAACATCGTGGCACCCTCCGGCAAGTATCGGACAGAGGCCAGCGGCATCGTGGATGAACTGGCCGCGCTGTTCCCGGTGAACCTGCGCGTCCCGCGCGCCGGACTGGTCGCCATCGTGCTGACTCCGGTCGGGCCAGGACCAGGCATAGCTGACGGCACCACCTACACCGTACCGGCCTCGTTCCAGTACCGAGCCGACACCAACTAATTCGCCCGATGGGCAAACCCAGAACCCGCCACTGAGCGGGTTTTGTCATTTCTGCAAAGAGGAAAAACACATGGGATTCAGATTACCCAACGGCGCGACCCTGCAAATCGCTTCGACCTATGGCCCGGCGATCCCGGTCACGGCGCTGAGCAACGCCAATCCAGCTGTAGCGACCGCCGCGGCCCACGGCCTGACTGATGGCGACATCATCGCCGTGACCTCAGGCTGGACTCGCCTGAATGACCGCGCTGCGCGCGTGGCCAACAGCCTGACCGGCACCTTTGCCCTGGGCAACATCAACACCACCAACCTGCAGCCATACCCGGCCGGCTCTGGCCTGGGCTCGGTGCGCGAAGTCACCGGTTTCGTTGAGATCTCGCAGATCACCGACGTGAACACCAATGGCGGCGATCAGCAGTTCCTGACCTTCGGATTTCTGGCAGACGATGACGACCGGCAGATCCCGACCACCAAGAACCCGATCAGCATGACCTTCACCGTGGCCGATGATCCTGATTTGCCTTACGTGCCCGTGGTCGAAGGCGCTGATGAGGACAAGCAGACCCGAGTTCTTCGCCTTAACTTGCCTGGCGGCAGCAGCATTCTCTATAACGCCTATGTATCCATCACTTCGACGCCTACCTTGGGCCGCAACAGCCTGATGTCTCGCGTCATCACCATCTCTCTCGCCGGCCGCCCAACCCGTTATTCCGCAGTGGTGGCGTAACCCATGGCCAAGATCAAGATCGCCCCAAACCCAACGTTCAAGGCCAAGGTGCAGATCCCCCGCGTGGGCGGTGAAGCGGTGGCCGTGGACTTCGAGTTCAAGTACCTGGACCGCATTGCGCTCTCGGCGTTGTTCGACCGCTGGAACACCGCGCGTGACGCGCACGCCACCAAGGTGCAAGACGAAGGCATGTCCTGGCAGGACGCCACGGCCTCCGAGATCGCGCTGCAGGTCGACCAGCTTAAGGACATCGTTAGCGGTTGGGGCTTCGATGAGAAGCTGTCCGACGAGGCCATGGCTGCTCTGGTCACCACATGCGTGGGTGCGCCCCAGGCAGTGCTTGCCGCGTACCAATCCGCCTATCAGCCGGCCCGCCTGGGAAACTGACCGGCGTCGCCCGCATCCTGTACGAGCAGGGCCCGTCAGAAGCGGACCTGGCGGCCTTCGGCATGACCAAGGCCGATATCCCCGACGAAGAGTACGAGGTCTGGCCAGACAACTGGCCGGCCTTCCTGCTGTTCGAGGCGATGTCCACGCAGTGGCGTGTGGGTATGGGCGGCGCCGTGGGCCTCGACTACAACGCCATCAAGCCGGTGGCCAGCATGATAGGCCTCAAGCGCGCAGAGCTGACGCAGGCTTTCCCCGACCTTCGGATGATGGAGGCGGAAGCGCTGCTGGTCATGAACGAGAGCAAGTGATCAGTGCGCCGAATGGTTGTTGGGCGCTCCCCTTGGATGGTGGTAGATTGCCGCTATCTACCGGAAGGGATTTCATATGTTCGTTTTAAGGCTAATCGTTCTAGCGTTTCTTGCATTCTACAGCTACTCCATGGGGCAGGAGCGCGGAGGCCTGAATGCGTTCGGTGAGTTCGTAGTATTCAGTGGGATCGTATTTATTCCGGCCCTGTATATGCTCCCTACGTTCGAGGCATGGCTGAGAAAACACCCGAACCTCACATCAATCGCACTGTTAAACCTTTTCCTCGGCTGGACGCTGCTGGGCTGGGTAGCGGCTATCGTGTGGGCCTTTAAGAAACAGGAGCCACAGGTTATGGCGAAAGCAGAGCCGGCTTACGTTCCCTTGTTCCCGCCGAAGGAATCGCGTCCGACCAAAGCCTGCCCTTATTGCGCAGAAGAGGTGCTGGTTGCGGCTGTGAAGTGCAAGCACTGCGGGAGCGAAATCCCCGCATCCTGATTAGAAAAATACAGATGACCCGCTTCGGCGGGTTTTTTTATGCCTGGGGAAAAAGATGACCTCCATTTCCGAGCTCGGTATCAAGGTCGATTCGACCGACGCGGTACAGGCTTCAACCGACCTCGATAAGCTGACTGCGGCCGGAGATCGCGCTGAAAAGTCAACGAACGCTCTGGGCGAAACCTCCGATCAGGCAAAGGCTCGCATCCTAGAGCTGGCTAAGGCTGCAGTCGCAGCCCGGGAATCTCAGCAGAATCTATCTAGCGTCGCCACCGGCTTATCTGAAGCCCAGCAAGGTCTGATCACTTCAACGAACGGGTCTGCGCAGGCCCAGGCCCAGGCAGCGGCGGCTCAGCGCGCTACCGTGGTCACTACAGATCGACTCGCAGTATCAAGTGCAAAAGCTAACGCCGTAACTGTCACCCAACAAAACGAGCTTCAACAGCTTCTCGAGCAGATTGATCCAACGACCAAGGCGTTGAATCGCCTCGACGAACAAGAGCGAAAGCTCGCTCAACAGAAGAAGCTTGGGCTTGAGCCTGAGGTGTTCAGCGCTTACCAGGGGAAGATTCAGCAGACGAGAGAGTCGCTGACTCGATTTGATGACTCCCTGACGCGCACCGGAAATACCGCAAAACAAACAGCCGCCGCACTGCGTGGTGTGCCCGCCCAGTTCACGGATATTTTTGTATCGTTGCAGGGCGGACAAGCCCCGCTGACTGTTCTGTTACAGCAGGGTGGCCAACTCAAAGATATGTTCGGGGGTATTGCTCCGGCCGCTAAGGCCTTGGGCGGCTACGTTCTTGGCCTGATAAACCCATTTACGCTGGCAGCCGCCGCTGTAGCCGCTCTGGGTCTTGCCTATTACAAGGGCAGCGAAGAGGCTGACTCCTACAACAAAGCGATAATTTTCACCGGAAACGCTGCCGGGACCAGCGCATCGCAACTGGCCGCTATGGCTCAGCAGGTCAGCTCAACGATCGGCACAACCGGCGCTGCAGCTGAGGTGCTCGCAAAACTGGCAGGTAACGGGAAGATTGCCAGCGGAAGCTTTGAGCAAATCACGGAAGCCGCGCTGCAAATGGAGCGGGCAACTGGTCGATCGATTGATGAGACCGTCGCAGAGTTTGCCAAAATCGCGAAGGACCCAGTCGCTGCGGCGAAAGATCTCAACGAACAATACCATTTCCTTACTGCGTCTGTGTACGCGCAGATCGTAGCCCTCAAGGAGCAGGGTGACACGGTAGGCGCGGCAAATCTGCTGACTGATACCTATGCCAGCACCATAGCCACCAGGGCGGGGCAGATTACCCAAAACCTCGGGTTGATTGAGCGCGGCTGGAACTCCATTCGTGACGCTGCCAAGGCTGCGCTTGACGTGCCGCTTTCGATTGGCCGAGAAAAAGGACTTGCTGATCAACTTGCGGATGAGCGTGCCAAGTTAGCGGATCTGGAAAAGAAATCCGGCGGTAACAGCATCGTTGCGAGCAGTGCGGCGGTTGCCGAGGAGCGAAAGCAACTCCAAGAGTCCATCCGCCTCAAAGAAATCTATATCGAGATCGAAAAGAGGCAGAACAAGTACGTCGGTGATCGCCAAAAGATTCAAGACGAAGGGATCGCGGCCACGGCGCGTGCTGATGCTCGCCATCTTGCAGTCATGTCCAATGCAGAAAAACGCGCACTGGAAATCAAAAAGATCAACGAGGATACCGCGAAGATCCGTGCGGCAAACCCCGATGACAAGCGGGCTGATCCAAAGTACGTTGCCAAACAGATAAAGGACGTAAACGAAAAGTACAAGGACCCGAAAGGCGCGACCACAGCGGTCGACCTAACCTCGTTCAACGACTCGAAAAACCAGCTCAATGCTGTGCTCAGCTACTACAAGAGCGCGGACAAGGAGCTGGAGGCGGCGCAGAAGGCCGGGATCATCTCTCAGGAGAGTTACACGGCCCAGCGCGTTGCACTGCTCCAGCAGCAGGCGTCAGAGGTCAAATCCTCGTATGAGGCCGAGATCGCGGCACTTGAAGACGCGAAGGGAAAGGCCGGGACATCGGCAGCCCAACGCATCCAGCTGGATCAGAAGATCGCGGACGCCCGCGCCAACATGGTCAAGGCTCAGCAGGAATCGGACAGCGAGCTGGCGGTGATAGCGACCAATGAGCAGGGAAGGCTCAAGAAGCAGGAACTGGCCATCAAGTCGTACACCGATGCGCTGGACCAGCAGAACGCAGCACTGCAGCGCGCCGGTAGCCGATCAGCACAAGGCGTGGGCCAGAGCGACCGCCAGAACGCCATTAACGGTGACCTGAACGGTATTTCAGACCGCGCCAATCAGCAGCGCCTGGACCTGGCGCGCGACAAGGCCGACGCCTCGCGCAACATGAGCGCCGAGGAATACCAGGCCAAGCTTGAGGCGATCAACCGCAGCGAGCGCGACCTGACGCAGACCACGCTCAGCAACTATGAGCAGATGTCTGTGGCGCAAAGCGACTGGCGCAACGGCGCGACGTCGGCATTCAGCAATTACCTGGACTCGGCTCGGGACGTTGCCGGGCAAACCCGAAGCCTGTTCACCAACGCCTTCAGCTCCATGGAGGACGCGGTGGCTAGTTTCGCCACCAATGGCAAGTTCTCGTTCTCCGACTTTGCCAAGTCGATCATCGCGGACATGGCGCGAATTGCTGCACGCCAAGCGGCGTCCGGCCTTCTATCCAGCATCGCAGGCACTGCACTGGGCGCATGGCTTGGTGGTGGCGGTGGTGGCGGTACCAGCTTCGGGGCGGACATTGGTGGCGCTATTACCGCCAACGCCAAAGGCGGCGTGTACGACTCTCCAAGCCTGTCGAGTTTCAGCAACCAGGTGCACGACAAGCCGCAGATGTTCGCATTCGCCAAGGGTGCGGGGATATTCGCCGAAGCCGGGCCAGAGGCGATCATGCCGCTGACCAGGACGGCGGGCGGCGAGCTTGGGGTTCGGGCGTTGGGTGGCGGTGGTGGCGGAGCGGGCGGTGGCAACACCTACAACTTCCCCGTCTCGGTGTCTGTGCAGACGGCAGGCAGTGGCGCCAATGCAACGCAGGAAGACACAACGCAGGCCGGACGGAATATCCAGCAGGTAACCAGAGCGGAAGCAGAGGCGGCCATCGCCCGCGGCGTACAGCCTGGCGGGAATATCTGGCGAGCTATCAACGGGAGGTAACCATGGCGATTGAAACGTTCACCTGGGCCACCCAGCACGGGGAGGCGCCCGACATCACGTATCGGGTGCGCACCTCCCAATTCGGGGACGGCTACAAGCAAGAGGCCGGGGACGGCATCAACAACAAAGTCGATGCCTACCCGATCACCCACACCGGCAACACATCCTCAGCCGTGGCGATGATGGCGTTCTTCGACCGTCACAAGGGCGCCAAGGCCTTCTTGTGGACCACGCCACTGGGCCAGATTGGCCTGTTCACCTGCAAGAACCCAACCCCTACGCCCATGGGCGGGGGCGTATTCAAAGTGACAGCGACGTTCGAGCGCGCTTTCCACCCGTAAAGGTCAATCCATGTCGCTGATCAATGCTATCCAGACTCTTGAGCCTGGCAACGAAGTCATGCTGTTTGAATTGGACGGCAGCGATTACGGCGCCGATGTTCTGCGCTTTCATGGTCATGCGATCCCGCACACACCTGCTGAACTGATCGCCGCCGGCGGCAACGCTGACCAGCTGCCAGCGAAGTCGATCTGGTGGAAGGGGGAGGAGTACGGCGCCTGGCCCATGCAGTACGAGGGCAGCGAGGCGAACGGCGACGGCACTGCGGTAAGGCCGAAGCTTTCGGTGGGCAACGTCAACGGGCGCATCACCGCGCTATGCCTGGCATTCGAGGATCTGCTCGAGTTCAAGCTGACAATCCGTAATACGCTGGCCGAGTTTCTCGACGCCGTGAACTTCGAAGGCGGCAACCCCGCGGCCGATCCCACTCAGGAATCGATCGAGGTCTGGTATGTCGACCAGAAGACCAACGAGGACGGCGAAACGGTCAGCTGGGACCTGGCCAGCCCGGGCGACGTCGGCGGCGAGACGATCGGCCGGCAGATGACAACTCTGTGCCACTGGTGCCTCACCGGTGGTTACCGTGGCCCTAACTGCGGTTACACCGGCCCCTACGTGACGAAGGATGGGGTTATTACTGACAACCCTGAATTGGACGTGTGCGACGCCACCTTGGGTAAGGGCTGTATCCCTCGTTTTGGCGAGGGCAACCCCTTGCCATTCGGTGGATTCCCCGCCGTTTCCTTGATCGCTCGGAGCTGAGCATGCGCAAACACATCATTGCGGCCATCCAGGCGCATGCGGCCGCCGAGTACCCGAAAGAGTGCTGCGGGCTGATACTGGCCGTTGGCCGGGCGCAGAAATACTTCCCGTGCCGCAACATCGCCACCGAGCCAAACGAAGAGTTCCGGCTTGAGCCTGAGGACTACGCCGCGGCGGAAGACCTGGGTCAGGTGATCGGCATCGTCCACTCGCATCCGGACGCAACCAGCAGACCGTCGTCGCGAGACCTGGCGATGTGTGAGGCCACGGCTTTGCCCTGGCACATTCTGTCCTGGCCCGAAGGCGACCTGCGCACGATCATTCCAGCCGGCAACACGCCGCTGCTCAAGCGCCCCTTCGTGCATGGTGCCTGGGACTGCTGGCAGGTCTGCGCGGATTGGTATAAACGCGAGTGGGGCCTTGAATTCGAGGCATTCCAGCGCACTGAGGGCTGGTGGGAGAGCGCAGACAGCACCAGCTTGTACGAGGCGAACTATGCCGCTGCCGGCTTCGAGCAAGTCAACAGCCCGCAGCGCGGCGACATGATCGTGATGGAGATCGGTCGCACGGCTCACCCAAACCATGCGGGGATATACCTGGGGGCTGACGCGGCGCTTCCCGGCGAAGATTCAGGCGTGTTCGGCCCCGGGCCCTTCGTTCTGCATCATCTGTATGGCCGGCCGTCCGAGGTGATTGTATACGGCGGCCCTTGGCTCCAGCGCACCCGCTTGATTCTTCGACACAAGGAGGCCCGATGAGCGCCATCGTTTATTCGCCGATGACCACCATCAAACTTTCCGGCTCGCTGGCGCAGAAGTTCGGGCGGATGCATAGGCGCCAGGTTGCATCCGGCGATACCTGGGAGGTGTTCAGGGCGCTGAAGGCCACCATTGAAGGATTCGAAGCCGAGATCCGTCGCCTTGATCGGCTCGGCCTGCGCTTCGCTATCTTCCGCAACCGAAAAAACGTGGGAGCGGACGAGTTCGGCATGGGCGGAGCCAGGGAGATCAGGATTGTTCCTGTGATCGAGGGCAGCAAGCGCGGCGGCATTTTGCAGATTGTGCTGGGCGTGGTGCTGATCGCGGCAAGTTACTTTGGCGCGCCGACGGCGCCCGCAGGTATCGCGCTGCTGGCCGGTGGCGTTATCCAGATGCTCAGCCCGCAGGCGGCAGGCCTCAAGCAGAGCGCATCACCGGAAAACATGCCCAGCTACGCATTCGGCAGCGCAAAGAACACCACAGCCAGCGGCAACCCTGTCCCTATCTGCATCGGGGAGCGCCGTTGGGGCGGGGCGATTATCTCGGCATCGATCTACGCCGAAGACAAGACATAACCACGACGCATCGAGCAAGCCGCCCAAGAGGCGGTTTTTTATTGCCTGGAGGAAAGCATGGGCGCAGCACAGAAGCTGGATATTCACGGTGCCAAAGGTGGCGAGAGCAAGCCAAAGGCACCTGTAGAGGCGCCCGACAGCCTGCGCTCCACCAACGTGGTCAAGATCCTGATCGCCGTAGGCGAGGGCGAATTCGACGGAACGCCAACAGAGCGCGACATCTGCATCGACAACACGCCTATTCAGGATGCCAGGGGCAATTTCAACTTCGCCAACGTGAAGTGGGATTGGCGTCCGGGTTCTGTGGAGCAGACCTACATCCCGGGAATCCCGTCTGTAGACAACGAAACCTCGCTGAACATCGAGCTGCGCAGCGGCACGCCATGGGTTCAGTCGCTGACCAATCTTCAGCTGTCGGCAGCGCGCATCCGCTTGGCCACGCCGCGGCTTGCAAGCCAGGACAGTGAAGGCAACATTAACGGCTACACCATCCAGTACGCGGTGGACGTGGCTACCGATGGCGGCGCCTATCAAGAAGTGCTGGTCGGTGCTATGTCGGGCAAGACCACAACTCGCTACGAGCGCTCCTTGCGCATTGATCTCCCGCCGGCGACCAGCGGCTGGCTGATTCGAGTTCGCCGCATCACCCCAAACCAGAACACCGATAAGATCGCAGACAGCCTTTTCATTGCGGGCTACACCCAGGTGATCGACGCAAAGCTGCGCTACCCAAACACCGCGCTGCTCTTCGTCGAGTTCGACGCCGAGCAGTTCACGAACATTCCGGCCGTGACCGTGAAGTGTAAGGCGCGCCGGTGGCAGGTGCCGAGCAATTACGATCCGGTGGCCCGCACCTACTCCGGCGCCTGGGACGGCACCATGAAAGAGGCCTGGACCAATAACCCGGCCTGGATCACCTACGGCATCTGCACCCAAGACCGTTTTGGTCTGGGTCGTCGCATCAAGCCGTGGATGGTGGACAAGTGGGAGCTGTACCGCATCGCGCAATACTGCGACCAATTGGTATCGAATGGCGTCGACGGCGTTGAGCCACGCTTCCTGTGCGACATGAACCTGCAGGGCAAGGCAGATGCCTGGTCACTGCTGCGCGACATCGCCGGCATCTACCGCGGCATGACGTACTGGGCCCAGGGTCAGTTGGTCATGCAGGCTGATATGCCTCGGTCGCAGGACATCGACTACGTCTTCACCCGGTCCAACGTCATCGACGGCAAAATCTCCTACGGCAGTGCATCGGCGAAGACGCGCTTCACTCGCTGCCTGGTCAGCTACGACAACCCGTTGAACAACTACGACACCGACGTGACGGTCTATTCCGATCTGCCGCTGCAGCGCCGCCTGGGCGACAAACCGACGGAGATCAGCGCCATTGGCTGCACTCGAGCATCCGAGGCCCAGCGCCGCGCTAAATGGCTAGTGCTGAGCAACAACCAGGACCGCACCATCAGTTTCAGGACCGGTATGGAAGGTCGTATCCCGCTGCCTGGCTTCATTATCCCCGTAGCTGATTCGCTTCTGGCGGGGCGGGAGATCGGCGGGCGTATCGCAGCGGCGGCGGGAAAAGTCGTCACGCTGGACCGCGACACACTTGCCAAGGCCGGCGACCGGCTGGTGATCAATCTGCCAAACGGGCGTGCCGAGGGGCGCACTGTGGAAAGCGTGAGCGGCCGAAATGTCACCGTGACCGTCGCATACAGCCAGCCCCCGGCTGCCCAGCTTCAGTGGGCAATCGACGCGGACGACCTGGCAATCCCTCTATATAGGGTGATGAGGACTGCAAGGACACCAGAGGGCGACTACGACATCAGCGCCTTGCAGTACGAGCCAAGCAAGTTCCCCAGCATTGATACCGGGGCACGCTTGGAAGAACGCCCAATCAGCGTGATCCCGATCACTGTGGTTCCGGCACCGGCCAGCGTCACGGTTACATCGAACGTATCGATCGACCAGGGCTTGGCCATTAGCACCATGAACATCTCGTGGCCAGCCGTCGCCGGCGCCGTCGCGTATGACGTGGAGTGGCGCAAGGACAGCGGAAACTGGATCAAGGTGCAGCGCACCAGCTCGACGAGCGTCGACGTAACCGGCATCTATTCGGGGGCCTACTTGGCCCGCGTACGCGCAGTGAGCGCCTTCGACATCTCGTCGGTTTGGAAAAACTCGATCCTGACGAACCTGCAAGGCAAAACTGGTTTGCCGCCGGCGGTGTCGTTCCTGACCACGAAAAGCGAACTGTTCGGGATCAGCATCAAGTGGGGTTTCCCAGCTGGTGCCGAGGATACTCAGCGAACCGAGCTGTGGTATGGCCCGGCGAATAACCTGCAGGCTGCGACGAAGCTGGCCGACCTGGCATATCCGCAGGCCGATTACCGGATGCAGTCGCTGCTGGCAGGCGCAACCCTGTTCTTCTGGGCGCGCCTGGTGGATCGTACCGGCAACATCGGACCGTTCTACCCGGTGGTGAATGGAGTCATGGGCCAGTCCAGTTCGGACGCCGGGGCCATCCTCGAGCAAATCAAAGGTCAGATTGACGAAACCTCCCTGGGGCAGTTGCTCAACGCACGAATCAACCTGATCGACGGCAACGGCCCCGGCTCGGTCAATGGAAGAATCGCAGCGACCAAGGCAGAGCTGGAGCAATTGATCGACCAGGTCGTCGATGCCCTGGAATGGGTTCCGGACAGGGCCTACCTCAAGGGTGACATCGTTCGTCAGGGGCAGAACCTGTACCAGGCAATCGCCCCGGTACCGGCGAACATCCAACCGCCCAGCGCCAACTATTGGTTCAACATGGGCACCATTGCGGAGACAACCCGGGCGATGGCTCTGCAAATCCAGCAGAACAGCGCCAGCATTACCGAAATCGGCGTAGAGGTAACGTCGCAGGCTTCGCAGCTGAGCACCGTCAAGGCCACGGTCAACGATCCAACGACTGGTGTGAATGCTACGGCGACAGGGTTAAGCACGCTCAAGGCGACGGTGACCACGCTCAACGGAAAGGTAACCACGACCGCAGAGCGTGTTGACGGCATTTACCTGCAGGTCAACCCGCCTCTACAAGGCGATGACAGCGCCCTGATGGGATCTGAAGCCAGCTATGTCGGCGTGTGGTCCACTCAGTCCGCCCTGATCGAGGGCGACCTGGTGCAGGGCCAGCGCACCGACTCGGTAGAAGTGAAGGTGGCCAGCAACGCAGCTGCGGTCGTATCGGAGCAGACCGCTCGCATCAACGCTGACGGTGCACTTTCCAGCCGAATCGACACCGTTACTGCGCAGACTTCGGGTAATGCTGCGGCAGTGCAGGCGGAGATCGTTGCAAGAACGAGCGCTGATCAGGCGCTTGGCCAGCGTATCGATACGGTTCAGTCGACAGTGGGCGGTAACACTCTCGCAATCCAGACCAACGCAACGGCAATCCAGACGGTAAACGGCAAGGTGACGGCGAACTGGTCGGTGCGAATGCAGTACGAGACCGCAACCGGGCTTTACAAGTACGCCGGCATCGGCCTTGGGCTGGAGAACGGGCCGGGCGGCCTGCAGACGCAGTTCATTATCGATGCTGACCGTTTCGCTATTGGTCAGGCCGGAACCGTGCCGTTTGCGGTGACGGGCGGACAGACCTTCATCCAGGCCGCTTTCATTCAGGACGGCACGATCACGAACGCGAAGATCGGGGCTTACATCAGCTCGACCAACTATATCGCAGGCCAGCAGGGATGGATTCTCAACAAGGACGGAACTTTCGAGATAAACGGCGTGGTTCCCGGCCAAGGGCGTTCCATCATGACAAACCGGTCGTTGCGGTTCTGGGATGTGAACAACATCAAACGCGTTCAGATTGGAGATCTTAGTGAATGAGTTCTGGTATGCGTGTGTGGGATGGTGCTGGACGGTTACAGCTCGATGAAACTTCATTCACGATGCGGGTTGTTTATACCGCAATTATCTCACCTTCAACTTGGGGTACTGCGAAGTATCTGGATATAGCTGTTGCGGGTATTACGCCTCAGAACGCAGCAGCTTTCCCAACCCCAATTGGGGCGGTGGGGACATTCAATAACGCTCAAGTTGAACCAGAAATTTTGAATGGAGTAGTAAGGGTCTGGAGGACGATTCGCGGAGATCCTTATGGCAACTCCGCGCTTACAAGTTTTCAGCAGCGACTGGTAGTCGTGAGGTTTAAATAGATGGCTGACTCTTACGGCTTACTTTTTACGGCCGGTGACGATAATCGAACGGTTATTGATTCCGAGTTTTCTCGGATGTCAACTTTGTACAAAGGCACCTACGTTACCAATGAGTCAAGTGGCGCATCCTCGCTTACGCTGTTTCCAGCTGTAATAGCGACGCAAGAGCAGCCGTTAGTGTTCATTCGTCCGAACAGCGCAAACGGTGTCATTGGCATGAGCAATCTGGAGATATTAGGCTCTCCTGGGAGCTGGACAGGCTTCAGGGTTCGGCGCTTCAGCGACTACACCATTCAGCCGTCCGGGCGTTGGTTTGTGGCTAATTTCGTGACGCAGCCGCTTGCTACATATGGGGCGCGGTTCTGGAACGCTTCGGGAGCTCCGGTTTTCGATTCCGCATCACCGCCCGCTATTTTTGTTAGGTCTAGCAACACTTGGACTTACACGGGTAGCGGACAGACCGGCCAGGGCCTTTCTATTTCATATTTCAGTGCGCCATTCAACATGGAAGAGGACGAGTACTTCATGATTAATAATTTTATCATGAGTGCGGTAGGTGGCACCTCAGGTAATGGGTATAGACAAATTTCAGCAATGTGGGACTACCCGGCTAAACTCATTAAAATCGGTCTTATAGTAAATGGTGGCAATACTGTTTCGACCGGTTTAACAGTGATGATTGGAAAAACCATTCAGTAAGGAATGTTTTCATGGCAAGGCAAGAGATAAACATTGGTACAGCGCCAACAGGCGTTGGTGGCGACACAACACGCAGCACTGCTGTGAAAATCAATGCAATGACGACGGAGCTTTACGCGCGCAGCGCGCAGCTTGGCACCGCGTCTAACGCAAATATCGGTACAGAGATCGGCAATGTAATGGGTGTTGGAGCTTTCGGGCTTGGAGTTCCCTACACTCCTGGACTTACTTTGCGCACGGATGTGCTTGGCAGCCAGGTTGCACAGACTGGTATTTCTAGATACTCAGCCGACACTGCGGGGCGGCCTCCTTTTGGTTCTGGCTATGGCGTACTTCAGCATTTTGCCGCGTTCAATGATGGGACTTACAACTTCGGTGCGTTGGTTGCCATTGATTATGCAGCTACAGAGATGATGATGTGTCGTCTTACCGGTTCTGCCGGATGGTCACCATGGGCGAAGTTCTACAGCACCGCAAACACCACCCGTGCCGCAGACGGCACTTTGAAGGCGATATGAAAATGACGAGAGCGGCTATCAACGTGCTGGGCGCAACGGGCGCGACATATGACTTCGTCACCCAAGGCAACACCGCCGTGACTTCGGCCCGGGTGTCCAAGGGTATCTATCAAATCACCGGCTCCCTGGGCATGGTCCCATTCCCGCCCATTGACGACGGCTGGGGCTACACAGTCAACCAGGTAGACGGCAAGGCGGATGTGGAGACTGATTTCGCTGATGGCCTGCTGACCGTGACGGTCACCAAGGGTGGCCAGCCCTACGACCTCAAGCACATGATCACCTTGCATATCCTGGTGCCTGACGCGCCGGTGGTGAACCTGCCTCAGTCTCTGTCATCGCCTGACGAGGCCCCACCCGTCGAAGCCTGATCATTGATGATCCGAAGCCGGCCGCCATTGAGCGGTTTTTTTTCGCCTGGAGAAAAGCATGCCTATCACCGAGCAGCAGTTGCTGCAGATACTACCGAACGCCGGCCGCAATGCCGGTGTTTTTGTTCCTGTTCTGAATGCGGCCATGGGCCGGCACGCGATCGTGACCCCGCTGCGCATCGCCGCATTCATCGCCCAGGTCGGGCATGAGTCGGGCCAGTTGCGATATGTGCGGGAGATTTGGGGGCCAACGAAGCAGCAGGTCGGGTACGAAGGTCGTGCCGATCTGGGCAACACCGTGAAGGGAGACGGTTCCAAGTATCGCGGGCGCGGCCTGATCCAGGTCACCGGGCGCGCGAATTATGCCGCGTGCGGCGAAGCCCTGGGCCTGGACCTGGTCAACAAGCCTGAGCTGCTGGAGATGCCGCAGCACGCCGCCATGTCAGCGGCTTGGTTCTGGTCGACCAAAGGACTGAACACGCTGGCGGATCAGGGTCAGTTCGAGAAGATCACCAAGCGCATCAATGGCGGGCTTACCGGACAGGCCGACCGCCAGGCGCTGTACGACAAAGCGCTGAAGGTGCTGGCATGAGCGGCACAGGGTTCACCAGGCTGTCGCGGGTACTGGCTCGGGCCAAAGAGGGGGATCTCTTCTTCGCGTGCCCGGGTTGCGACATGGTGCACGGCATCTCAACTGGAAATGGGCCTGGCCCGCGTTGGGGTTACAACGGCAACGCAGAGGCGCCTACCTTCACGCCGTCGGTACTGGTCCGATACAACTGGTCGGACGGCCCCAGGGTTTGCCACTCATTCGTGAACGACGGCCGCATCCAGTTCCTTGGCGATTGCACGCACGAACTGGCGGGCCAAACTGTTGATCTACCTGACTGGGAGGATGACCAATGCTGACGCCAGTGCAGAAGCTGGTCGGCCTGATCGTGCTGATTTTGGTGCTGATGGCCAGTGCCGCCGGCGTCGCCTGGCAGATTCAGGACTGGCGCCTGGGCAAGCAACTGTCTGAACAGCTATCCGCGCAGAGCGCCGCGAACCAGGGTCAGCTCGACGCCATCACCAACGAGGCCTGGCGTCAGCAGAAGGCCGAGCAGAACAAGCGCCTGGCCATCGAGCAGCAGATCTCGGTACAGGACCAACAACACGCTCAGGAACTATCCAATGCCCAACGCAACCAAGCTGCTCTGCGTGATCGCCTTACCACTGCTGATGTCCGGCTGTCAGTCCTTCTCGACGCCACGGACACAGCCAGTCGCTGCGACGTGCCTGCCGCCCCCGGCGCCGCCGGCGTGGTTCATGCAGCCCGTCGAGCCCAACTTGACCCAGCGCATGCGCAACGAATTGTCGCCATCACCGACGATGGGGATAACGCCATAATTGCTTTGCGCGCGTGCCAGGCGTACGTCAGGGCTGTGGCTCCTTGAGCGAACGTAGCTCCGCCAACAGGCGCTGATTCTCGCGCATGAAAAGATCCCTCTGCCCTGCGACCAGCTTGATGCTGAGTACTCCTGGCTCTGTGAGCGAGCCCTTAAGGTCGTCAAGTTCCGAGCTTACCCGGGCGAACTGCCGATCAGCCTCGGCCTTTCCAGTCATGAGCAGGTCATTCATTTGGACCAGGCCAGCAATGTTCGCCCGGGCCCTGCGCAGCATGCGTTCTGTTTCGACCAGTTCGTCCACTAGGATTGAGCACTGGTGCTGGTACATTTCCAGCGGAGTGGGGCAGCCAAGCCAATCATCTGTGTCCATGTCAACGTTCATAGGTAAGTCTCAAATACTGTATGTGCGTACAGTAATCGAGGTATAAGCCGGATGCGATTTTAGGCGACGAACTGTAGGCTATTCACCAGATGGGCCGGAGGATACGAGGTCTGCCCACTCCTGCATCATTTCGCGGCGCTGCTCGAGGTAGGCCGCATGGTTGTACACATCTCGGATAAAGCTGCTATCGGCGTGGGCGAGTTGCCGTTCAATCCAGTCACGGTTGTAACCGCGCCCGTTCATCTCAGTCGAGAATAGATGCCTGAAGCCGTGGGGCGACTGTTTGCCGGTGAGGCCGCAGAGGTCCATGACGTTGTTGGCGTAGTTCGTGCCGATAGGCATTGTTGGATCGTTACGATTCGTGAAAACGTAGCGAAGGCCGCCAGTGATGGGTAGCATGCTTTTCAGCAGCTCAACGGCCTGTGTCGGCAGCGGCACGGCATGCTCGCGGCGTGCCTTCATCTTCGCCGCCGGCGTTGTCCAGATCGCGGCATCAAGATCGATTTCAGACCATTCGGCGTGCCTGACCTCGCCAGGACGTGATGCCGTGTAAATCATCAGCATGATCGCCGACCGCAACTGGTGGCCTGACACGCATTGTTGAATGGTGGCGATAGTCTTGGGTAGTTCGCTGAATGGCAAGAATGGATGCGGCCGGTTCTGGGCGCCTTTCTCGGTGACGGCGTGCATCTCAGCGGTAGGGTTCGATTCAATCAGTCCGGTGGCGATTGCATAGCTGAACACCTGGCCCATCCTTTGCCGGACCTTTACCGCCGTGACTATAGAGCCGCGCTTTTCGATGCGCCGTATCAGGCCGATTACGTCGGCGCGCTTGATGGCGTCGATCTGCCGCCCGCCAAATGCTGGAAGCACGTCCAGTTCCATCAAGTTGCTGATGATCCGATAGGTGCCCGGCGAAATGCTGCCCTTCCTGAATGCCAGCCACTCATCGTACACGCGGCGAAATGTCCTACCGCCAGCCTCAATCAGCCCCGCCTTCTTCTCTTTCCTCGATTGACGCGGATCTACGCCGCGCGCAATGTCTTCTCGCGCCTCATCTCTACGAGAGCGCGCTTCCTTGAGGCCCGTTTCCGGGTATGTTCCAAAAGAAATCCTTGCCTGCTTTCCAAGCCATGTGAACCGAAAGTGCCAGCTTTTGATTCCACTGTTCGCCACGTAAAGCGAAAGGCCCAGGGAGTCGGGGAGGGTGTATGCCTTTTCCTTTGGCTTGGCCTGTCTGGCCGCTGTGTCCGTGAGTGCCAC